TTGCCTAGTCATTTTTACCTATGGGAAACTTTTGCCTACTTTCGCACCATAGGCAAATCTTGCCTACAATAGGCAATTTTTTCCTCCACATGTGGAAAATGTTGCCTACCTTTGATTCAGCTTGAAAACCTAACGTATTGATATCATTGATCTTTTTGGTTTGGCATGGCACCTGCAACATTATCAGAAAGCATGCAGAATTGAATTGTTTTCTGTTTGGCATGCTTCTAGCAACATGTTTTTTAAGTTGTTATTGATCTTAGAAAAGGAAGTATCATGGGAACAATTTCAAGTCTCTATGGTATTAATCCTGAAGCAAGGCCAGTTAGGGATGTCAAACCTTTCATGAATCACGCACAGAAGGTTCGTAATGGGTTAGGCATTGAAGACAAGACTTGGAAACATCGGCAAGATAGTGGTTGGTTCATAAAGCGGAAGCAACCAAAGCAACTTGCGGAACATATTAGAGGCTCCATTGATAACAATGGAAACCGCAAGTATGGTCTTAATGAAGATAGCTTCAATAAGTTGCTTGATGAATTGCTTGATGAATCGGGTTTTGACGGTAGAAGGAATTATGTAACTTGTGTAGTTCCTGAGCCTAGAAAACCTAGAAGGATTAAAACCAAAGCGGATGAGCGTACAATTGCTCATTACAAAAAAGTTGATAGGGTCTCAAAGTCTAATAGGGTCAAGACTGAGGCTCGATGGAAATCTCTAGGCTATTCAAGTTATAGGGAATATGCCGATGCTGAGATTCATAAATATTAAACACTGTATTCCACTTGTGTACTAGCGATACAAGTGGGTACACTGTGGTACACTCTTTCGAGTGTGCTAGATTGTACTTGAGATGATTGGTAAGAATGCTTATGCTGAGGTGTATCCAAGTGAGCCTGAGCTTGAGCCTGAAGAATCTAAATGAGTGTATAGTTCGGCACACTAACTACCATCGGTGGATAGTGTGCTAGGGTGTACATTTGTGCTACACCATTCAGATTAGTTCTTATGAAAACTTAATCTAAATAAGGAGTGATATGACCTTAATAGTCAACTATCCAAGTAAGAAAACCCTCAAGTCTAATGTAGGTCAACCATTAGACTACACTGAGACTAGCTTATTCGGTCCAGAGTATAGACCTGAGGGTATGCTAACAGTAGCCAATAGACCACATATCACTGGTATGGGTAGGGAGTTTTTTGCTCAAGTGTTCATGAAAGATGGTCTCATTGATAAGGTTAAATAATAGTGTGTACCTCGGCACACTAACTACATTAATGGATAGTGTGCTAGGGTGTACACTTATGATACACCAATCAGATTAGTTCTTATGAAAACTAAATATAGGAGTAGCTATGGCATATTTAGAATGTGCTGATGGCTTCTGCATGTCAGTAATAAATGCAGAATATGATAGTTCTTATGGTGTCGGTAGTGATGAAGACACTGTTGAGATCGCAAGGCTTAGTTCTGTTGAGGAAGACTTAAAACCTTATGCAGAACTATACCCAGACTATGATGACAATGGTGATGAAATCAAAAGAGACTTTACCAATACGGAGTATTGTCAATGTATCTATCCTCATGTACCTAGAGAACTAGCTAGTTCAATTATAGCTAAACATGGTGGTCTAACATTCACTGGTGAGGCATTTTATCCATTGGGTGCACTAAGGGCTTACTTAAATGAATAGTGTTTACCTCGGCACACTTTCAACCATGTGTGGAGAGTGTGCTAGGGTGTACACGTATGTGTGTACACTATAGTTCTTATGAAAACTAAATAAGGAGAGTGTATGAGTTATAACGGATGGTCTAACTATGAAACGTGGTGTTTTAATGCGTGGCATAGTAGCGAACCCTTTAACGATTTTATTAAGGATATGCTCTTAAATTATGAGCGTAGTGAGAATGAAATCTTAACGGATGAAGAGAGACACATTATTACCCTAATGCATCACTTAAAGGACTGGACGGATGAACTCCGTGAGTATGAGCAAGTGGACACGGGTAATGGTTTCTTTAATGACATGCTCGGTTCAGCTTTAGAATTAATTAACTGGTATGAGTTAGCTGAGAATTATTACGAGGGGTATATGGATGAATGCAATAGAAGTTAAGGAATTCAAGGGTGGTCGTTTAGTACACCACCAAGTAGTGAGAGAACCTAACCCTGAGTCCTACCTCGATGAGAGGTATGAGATATTCGATGGTAGGTTTGGTCTCCAAGTGTGGAGAAGGCCAGGGATGCTAGTCACTAAAGGGTTTACTAAGTCCACGGCAGTGTACTGAAAGAGGGTAGAGAGTGATGAGCCAGTGTGGTCACTCGGTGAAGAGTGGTACCACTATTATCCAGTGGACAATGGGGTCCGTTGGAAGTCTGAAACAACTATATACAAGGCTATATGTACCTAATCCCTAAGTGGTGGGAGCAATCACGCAAGTGTGCTGATTGTGGAACCGATAAAGGTGTGAGGTTTTGGGATGTAGTTAAGTATCCCAAAGTTAGTAGGGTGGAACCATCCTATTGCCATAGGTGTATGACAATTCGCAATGCTAGATAGAAGGAGAGTGTATGCAAGTACATGATGAGTTTGAGAACATGTCAATGTTCGAGCAGGACCAGTACATCAATGAGTATGTACTAAAACAATTAGGTTTGGAGTCTATCGACATAGATAGTACCGCATTTGAGAACCCTCAAGTAAAGGAGAGTGAGTGAAAGGTATTAAGAATAGAGGTACACAGGTGCACGGAGTGCATAAGTGTAAACCCAAACACACCTTGCACCCATTAGACTTGGAGTATGATCTTCAAGAGGATGAGTACAAGGAAAACAAATCAATGAGGGAGTTCTATGACTTCATCGAAAAATATAGGGTATCTAACGAGGGTACATATTAATAAGCACGTAGTACGTGCTAACAAAAAGAATGGTACCGATCACCCTGCTATTACGATCAAGAGTAGTAAGGGTAATAGGTATGCTAATAAAGTTAAGTTTAATGGTGAGTGGACACTAGTTTCCTCACCCTTAAAACCCTTGTCATGTGGTGCAACCATGTGGATCGAGGGTATAGACAATGGTACTAACCTACATGCGGAGTGAGCGTATGGATCATTACAAAAAACTAGATATAGCTATCAACATGCTTCTCTCTACTTGGGATGATGAGAAGAGAGAAGAGGTGTGTAAGCAGTACCTCAGAGAGTACTACCAAGAGGTAGCTAGTGATGAAGAACAGTATGAACTAATTGATGAGATGAATGTAGATGGACAACCAATAGGAGCATGGTTATGAAGTATGCAGATAGATGTCTTCAATATGATGAAGAGTATACACCTCACCACTACATTTTCCATGGTGAGTGTTTGATGGGTAACCATCATGAAGTGAAGGTTCCTGCCGAGGAACTATTCGAGTATAGAAATGGAGAGTATATCCAAGATGCACTCGTATCGGTGAGTGCCTTGGACCGAGAGTTCCTCTTAACAGGAGGATGTTGTATTGAATAACCTTTAACATGGAGTAGCCTATATGTACATACATGATAACCCTCTTGTACGTGCTAGGGCACAAGAGAGTGTTGAGGGTATGGTGCAAGTCTATGCACTATGCTCTACTTCAATTCGTAAACAGACTCCATTGCTCTGCGATGAGATGGATAAGTTTAGGAAGTTTGGACTCTTAGGTGCACCAGAGTTACAATGGGGTAACAAGAGAAAGGGTGCCTTGTGGATGCATGAGCACAAGCAAGAGCACTACGATGGTATGATGAAGATCATACGATCAAAGAAGAAAGAGGATGAGTTGAATATGATTCTCCATTGGTTACAAGTCCCTGGACTTGGGTTACCAAAGGCGGGATTCATGACTCAATTGGTGATGGGTAAAGGTGGATGTATGGATGTCCATAACATTCGCAAGTACCTACCAGAGGTGGACTCTAGTAAGGGTACACCTAATCGATGGCAGACTTCAGGGCAATCTGAGGAAACGAAGAAACGAAAGGCAGTAGACTACCTAAGTTTCTGTAAATTAGCAGGGGGTGCCAAGGGTCTATGGGACCAATGGTGTGACTTCATAGCTGAACAGTATCCTGATGCCTTTGAGTCTGGCGATCATGTATCTAAACTGCACCCTATTTGGGTGTCTTAATCCACATGTGTACTAAGGAGTAATATGCATACACATCAATACATTGGTAAAATCGTCACACGCAATGGCAATAAAGCTACTGCGGATCGGTGCATTGAGTACATCCCAGGTCAATGGGTGACTCGTGCAGACAATGAGGGTAACCTCAGGAATTGTAGGTACGTAGGCTACGATTGGGGCCGTGAGCAACACAAGTTCTGTGATGTCACAGGCTTAGAACCCATGGTAGCCAATAAGATATTCTCCGAGGATCGGATGAAGTTTAAGGCTATCGAGAACTACTTCGATGGTATGGGTATGGGTATCCATGGGGAGTATCGAGTATGAGTTTATCATTGAAGAAGATGGGTAGATCTTTACATCTAACTGGAAACAACAAGGAGAATGCTATGGTTACTGAGAACAAGAGAGTGGAGTACTACTCCGAGAGTAAAGAACAGTGGGTACCAGTGGAGCAGTTACACCACGATCACTTGATTAACTTAATCATCAAGCTAGTGAGTAAAGACTATGATGGTAGATTCAGGGTCATTACCAAGACCACAGAAACAATCGAGCAAGAGGACGAGTACGTTATCACTTCATACATTCAATGAACGTGAGGTGGTGAGACTCATGCTCACTCAAATACGAGATGCACTCAATGGGTGCTTAAATACCCTTGATCAATGGGATCGAGGGGCACACCTCAGAGATCCTGAGGGTGCTAACAAACAAGATAGAGATAGAGGAGCAGGATGATATATGAATGACATAGAACGACAACAAATAGTACAAGCATTCATGCACAACCTAGTGCAGTTTGTGAGTAAGGTAGGTGAGATAATTGAGGACACCAACGTGGGTCACATGGAACAGGTTCAGCTTATCGGGCATGAACTTAGTGACCTCAGGCAAGCGAGTATCGGCTTGCATGACACAGTATTAGTGGAGTCTGGGCAGGTCTCAGTAAATTAGGCTTGCACCTTGTGACCACTAGTGTACTTTATTATATTTCGTGAACATTAATATAGGAGTTAGTATGTTATTACGTGTGTTAAGATGGGAACTATTCATTACACGTAGTTGTAAGGTATTCTGTGATGGAACACGTTTTTTCAGCAGGGATAGTGATGGTACAATAACTGCTTGCATAGGTGGAATATACTTTTGCTTGTCATAATTTAGTTTTACGTGAGTCGCTGCAACCCTCACGTAAAACAAAACAGTGTAAAGGAGACTATGGACGAATTAAAGAAACTAGTCCTAGCATTGAAAGCATTTCAAGATTTAGATCATGAGATGCAGATACCTACGATGCTTAGTTACATCTATCCTGCTATGCAGAACCCTAATAAACCCCTGACTATCAAGGGTGTAGCCCAGAAGACAGGGGTTAAGCAGAGTTCTGGTAGTAGGAATGTAATGGCATTCACTGAGGTAACTAGGCATAGAACTCAGGGACATAACCTACTCAAGACTGAGGAGAATCCTATGTTCCGTACCGAGAAACTAATCACACTCACCGAGGAAGGTGAGAGATTTAAGGAGAAACTAATCGAGATCCTAGAGAAGAACTAATGAGTGTAAGGCAACGTGGTAGTTCTTGGGAAGCCTATGTTAGGAAGGGTAACGAGAGGTACCGAAAGTCGTTCAAGAGTAAAGAGGAAGCAGATACGTGGGAGGCTATGGCTAAGTACCATATCTCCATCGGTATGCCAATCGAAACTAAAGCTACGAGTCAGGGTGAGTGGACCTTGAGGAAAGCGGGTGACGAGACATACAAGTCCTATTGGGCTAATGGTAGGTCTCGACACACTATGCTCTACAATATGAACATGGTGTGTAAGCATTTAGGTGAGAAAACTTTGGTCTCTTCTATCACTAGTGAGACCTTGAATAAATACATGTTGGACTCTCGTGCATCGGGAAAGAAGAACTCCACAATTAATCGTAGGCTATGTTGTATTAGTAAGATACTCCATCATGCCCAGGATTGTGGGTACTTAACTTCATTACCAAAGATCCCTCTTCAACAAGAGAACAATGGTAAGATCCGATGGATAACTGAGAAGGAAGAGAGTGATATTCGTAACCACTTTGTTTCCGTGGGTGGTGTCATTGAGATGGCACAATTATTCACGATAGCAGTGGATACTGGTATGCGTAGATCTGAACTGTTAAACCTCAAGGTGGGTGACATTAGTTCTGGTAAGATCCATATATGGGAGACCAAGGCAAACTTACCGAGGTCTATCCCAATGACGAAGAGAACTGAGGGTCAAATAAGTGTGATGATGTACGATAAAAAAAGTACTGATCACATCTTTACCTTGAAGGTTCACCAGATTAGATCAGCATGGGATCGTATGAAGAATACTTTAGGTCTCCATGACTTAAGGTTTCATGATACGAGACACACGTTTGCGAGTAGGTTAGTGCAACGTGGTGTACCTATACCTGAGGTACAACAACTGTTAGGTCATCGTGACATACAGATGACCATGAGATACTCACACTTAGCACCACAGAATTTGAGGAGTGCCATTGATAAACTCGAAGCATAAGATGTGGTGTCTTGTGAGGACCACATGTGGCCTAAAATGTGGCCTAATGTGGCCTAATATTCAAGAACTTGTATATGTAAGTGCTTGATATTACAGTGCGAGAGTGATGGAATTGGTAGACATGCAAGATTTAGGATCTTGTGTGCTATATATGCACATGTGGATACCGAGCGTAAACCATTGGTATCACTACAATCGAATGACATCAAATAGGAATACACATAGATGGATAATGTGCAAGAAAAGGCCACGTTTGCGGCCCGAAGTGTGGCCCAGAAGACACTCTTGGAGCAGGAGTATGAGCTTGAAGATTACATGCGAAAGAGTGGGATCGATAAGTACAAGAAAGAGGTAAGTAAGGCAGTAGAGAGAGGACAGGAAGGTAATACTCTTCACGGAATCATGCTGATGAAACACTCAGTAGATAAGATCAGTGAGGGTATAAAAGAATTTATAAAGAAAGCAGGGACAGGGAGAGCAGAGCAGGGGTACAAAATAGCACCAATGATAGCTATGTTAGACCCTGAAGTATGTGCTTTCTTAACTATTAAAAAAGTAATTAATCAGATCAGTGCTCACCAATCCTTCATCGCAGTAACTAGAACTCTAGGTGGTATCATAGAGGATGAGATTAAACTAGATGTGTGGAAGGATGCTGATGGTAGAATGTTTAAGATTCTTCAGGAGAAGATGACTAAGCATACTGCATCGAGACACTATCGTAGGTATGGATTGATCAAGAGATGTAAGAAGTATATTGAGGTAGAGGATATACATCCTTTTACTATGCAGGAAAAACATCTCATCGGTTCTAAACTACTAGACATCATGATCAAGACTACTGGTTTAGTTGAGATCAGAACCATGTCACATGGTAGGAAAAAGAAACTGATACTAGTATGTGCTACACCTGAGACTATCAAGTGGATAGAAGATGTGAATGTATTCGGTCAGGTACTTAGTCCTAATTACTTACCAATGGTAACCTTACCTAAGCAGTGGACTACCATAGATGATGGTGGTTACTACACGTTCAGGTTACCTTTAATTAAGACTACGAATAAACACTTCCTGAGGGGTATGAGATCCCATCAGATGCCATTGGAGTACGAGTGCATCAATACACTCCAACAGACTGCATGGACTGTGAATGATAGGGTTCTCGATGTTATGTCTCAGATGTGGGATGACCACAATGACTATGGTGGATTACCTAATCGTAACCCATTAGATATACCACCATGTCCTGCACCCCAAGGTATGCAGAAGAAAGACATGGACCCTCAGATGCAGAAGGAGTTTGTGAACTGGAAGACTACTGCATCGAGTGTGTATAACGAAAATGCTCGTAGGTTCTCTAAGGTTCTCCAGTTTGTTAGGACTTTAGGTATGGCTAAGGAGATGACGAAGTACGATAAGTTTCACTTCGTGTACCAATCAGACTTCAGGGGTAGGAAGTACACAGTGTCCTCATTCCTCACACCTCAGGGGCCAGAGTATGCCAAGGGTTTACTCTTGTTCTCCAAAGGTATGCCCATTGAGACAGATGAACAGGCAGATTGGTTAGCGATCCATGGTGCCAACTGTTTCGGTGTGGATAAGGTATCGTTTGAGGATAGGATCAAGTGGGTGGATGACCATGCAGAACAGATCATAGCGAGTGCCAAAGATCCCTTATCGTTCCTATGGTGGAACGAAGCAGAAGATCCTTGGTTATTCTTAGCGTTCTGTTTCGAGTGGGCTGAGTTCTTAGACGAGGGGTTTGGGTACATGTCTAGGATACCAGTGCAGTTAGATGGATCTAACAACGGACTCCAGAACTTCTCAGCTATGCTCAGAGATCCCATCGGTGGTAAGGCTACCAATCTCTTACCATCGGATATACCTCAGGATATCTACCAAGATGTAGCTGATTTGGTATTGGAGAAGGTCAAGGTCTTGGCTGAGTCTGGTGATACCATGGCTATACAATGGAGAGACTCAGGGTTTATCAATCGTAAACTATGTAAGAGACCAGTGATGGTGGTGCCCTATGGTGGTACGAGACATTCGTGCCGTGGGTATGTACTTCAGTACCTCAAGGATGAGTTTAATAAAGGTGCAGTAAATCCATGGGCGAGGGAAGACTTTGATATGTTTCTCCCATCCTTCTGGTTATCTCAAATACTCTGGGAAGCCATTAGCGAGATTGTTATTGGTGCTCGTGAGTGTATGAAGTGGATACAAGATTGTTCTTCTGTAGTGGCTAAGGAAGATAGACCCTTAGTATGGAAGACACCAACAAACTTCATTGTTCACCAAGAGTACTTTGATTATAAGGAACTGAGGATCACCACCTTTATCGATGGTGTCTTAGTGAAACCATTGGTGAGGGATCACAATAGTTCTATGGATACCTATAGGAATAGGAATGGTAGTGCTCCTAATTTCGTGCACTCCCTAGATGCCTCTCATTTAACCTATAGTATCCACGAGTGTAATAAGTACGGAGTGACAGATTATAGTATGATCCATGACTCCTATGGTGTACATGCTCATCATGTTCCGAGGATGGCTCGGTCATTGAGGGAAGCATTCGTTGACATGTACAAAAACAATAATGTTATCAGAAACTTCAAGCATGATGCTGAAGAATCAGTAGGTAAAGATATGCCTGAACCACCAGAGATGGGTACCTTGGATATAGATTCAGTGATAGGTGCTACCTATTTCTTTGCCTAATTTGATACACAAGTGGACATAATGGACATTGTCGATAGACTGTCCCGAAAGCAAACCATTAGTTATGAATCAGGACTTCAAGAAGTTACTGAGATTCCTTCGTCAAGGACTCCCAGTACCAGTGGACATTCATGCGAGACTCTTAGAGGAAGGCATCGATGTCCAATATTTTATTAACCTATACCAATATGGTGAAGATGACACAAGTGACTCCTCAAGGTCCATGTGAATGGCCCCACCTGTTCAGACCAGACACCAAGTTTGGTACTCCAGGTAACTACAACATCACACTCCTGCTTCCTAAGAAGGATGCAGAACCTTTGATGCAGGAGATCGATGCTGTAGCTGACCGAGATGCCTTGGTTAACGATAAGAAGCAGAGAGGTACTCTTCCTTACAAAGTAGAGGGAGATACAGTACGCATCAGATTCAAGCAGAACGCTGAGATCAAGATGAAGAATGGTGAGGTACGAAAACCTACCATCAATGTAGTAGATGCTTCATTGGAACCGATAGACTCATCAGTTTCTATTGGTAACGGAAGTATCGTTAAGGTTTCTTACAACACACGAGGTTGGGGCAAGGCACCTAGTGCAGGATGTAGCTTGGACCTAATCGCAGTGCAGGTGTTAGAACTCAAGGAGTATCAGAACACAGGATTTGAGGCAGTCGAAGGTGGTTTCACTGTAGATAGTGTCAAACCTGCTGATGAAGAAATCGCAGAGAAAGAAGTCACCAAAGAGGAAGAAGAAGGAGACTTCTAAATACCGAAGTAAGTTTGAGGAAACCATTGCGGATGCCTTAGGTGTCCGTGGGGTTCCCTTTGAATACGAGACTGAACAAGTCTCTTACATCGTTGAGCGTACCTACAAACCAGACTTCATCTTAGAGAATGGAATCATGGTGGAAGCCAAAGGGTACTTTAGATCTGCTGATCAACGGAAACATCGAGCAATCAAAAACCAACATCCTGATCTTGATATCAGGTTCGTTTTCCTAAGGCTCGATAGCCGTGTTCAAGGAAGCCAGATGACTTGTCAACAATGGTGTGACAAGTACGGCTTCTTGTATGCAGAAAAAGAAATCCCTAAGGAATGGTTACGTAAACGAAAACCTAAAACAAAAACCAATGGAAGAGAAAACAATATTTGAATTTAGTGCATCGAGTGAGACACCTTTCTCACAGGTGAGTGTCACATGTGAAGCAGTGTATCTCCCTGAGATCCTTCAAGGGTTCTCAGATTTCTTGAGAGGTGCAGGTTTCACATACGTGAATGAGATCGCTGCCATCTATGAAGATGGAGATGGTATTACATCTGAGGGTCAACCTTTCGATGGACTAAGTGCTTATGGAGAAGACGAATCAGACGAGTGAGTTTGTTTCACACGAACCATGTCCTCAATGTGGATCGAAAGATAACCTAGCGAGATACACAGATGGACATGGATGGTGCTTTGGTTGTGGCTATTACGAAGGAGTTCCTAACTTAACAGAGGTGCAAGGTATGGAATTTGTGAAGGGTGAATGTATCCCATTGAAGAAACGGAATATCAATCAAGATACTGTTGATCATTGGGGTTACCAAGTAGGCGACTACAAAGGTAAGAAAGTACAGATAGCAAACTATAGGAACGATCAGGGCACAATCGTAGCTCAGAAGATTCGTTTTCCTAACAAGGACTTTTTATTCATTGGAGACTCTAAGTCCTCAGGTCTCTATGGTAAACATCTCTGGAGAGATGGGGGTAAGATGGTTGTGATTACCGAAGGGGAGTTGGATGCACTTTCGGTATCACAAGTACAAGGAAACAAATGGCCTGTGGTCTCAGTACCCACAGGATCAGCAGGAGCACGTAAGGCGATAGCTCAAGACCTCGAATGGTTGGAGCAGTTCGATAGCGTGGTCTTCATGTTCGACCAAGACGAAGCAGGACGCAAAGCCTTGGACGAATGTGTTCCCTTGTTCACCCCTGGCAAAGCTAAGATTGCCAAGTTACCACTCAAGGATGCGAATGCTTGCCTAGTTGATGGAAGACATTCGGAAATCATTGATGCCATTTGGGGTGCCAAGGTCTTTCGACCTGATGGTATCGTGGATGGTAGAGACCTCTGGGACTTAATCTCCAATGAAGATACGAGGGAGTCTAGCGACTACCCTTACACTGGTCTCAATGATGTGACCAAAGGTGTACGTAGAGGTGAGATCGTTACCATCACCGCAGGTTCAGGCATAGGTAAGTCTTTGATCTGCCGTGAGGTTGCTTACCACTTACTTCTCCAAGACAAGAAGGTTGGGTACATTGCCTTGGAAGAGTCCAACAAACGTAGTGCTCTAGGTTTCGTTGGGTTGTACTTGAACAAACCAGTTCACCTCAATGAGAAGGTTAGTGAGGAAGAACTCAAGAGTGGTTTTGATGCCACCTTGGGCACAGGTAACCTCTACTTCTATGACCATTGGGGTTCGATGGAGATCGAGAATCTCTTAGGTAAGATCAAGTACATGGTGAGAGCAATGGGTTGTGAGTACATAATCCTCGATCATATATCAATTGTCATCTCAGGTATCGAAGGTGGCGATGAACGTAGAATGATCGATGTTGCTATGACTAAACTCAGATCCCTATGCGAAGAAGTTCAATGTGGTTTGATCCTAGTGTCTCACTTAAGGAGACCATCTGGTGATCGTGGACACGAGGAAGGTGTCAAGACTAGTCTCTCTCAGTTACGTGGTTCTCATGCCATTGCACAACTGAGTGATATCGTTATCGGTTGTGAGAGAGATCAGCAAGGAGATAATCCTGACATGACTACAGTACGTGTCTTGAAGAACCGATGGACAGGTGAAACTGGTATTGCTACTCACCTCTACTACTCTAAAGAAACAGGTCGATTAACCGAGACCCAACTAACAGAAGTGAAACAAGATGAAGAAGATAATCCTGATTTTTAGTTTAGGGTTTTCGATGTTGTCCTGTCATCAACCTGCATTTAGTAACCCATTCAAAGGTGACTACACCACGGAACAGATAAGAGCACTATGGTCTATCTGCTTTACTTCATTAAAGAAGAAAGATCCGAGTGCCTTTCCACCGAAGCAATGGGAAGTGTGTGATTGCTACACCGATAGTATTAGGACTGAAGAAACACATGAGAGATTTAAGAACCTCTCTGATGATGAGCAGTATAACCTATCGTTCAGGATCACTGCTAAGTGCATGACGGATACTGGATATGCGAAAATGCCAAAGCCAATATGACATAACATACATAACTATATTCATTGTTATTGTGAGTGTAATCCTCTCACTACTCATGAACATCTACATCTTCCGTAAGATGAAGGAGTTACAGTATGAGATGTGGACTACACAATCCCTAGTGAGGACAACTACACTAGACTTAAAGTTGGATCATAAACATTGTTACTCCCAAGAGAGGACGAATGAAACAACCGAGCAAAGAGATATACTTCGACATTGAGACCGATGGTCTCTTAGATGAAGTAACCAAGATTCACTGTCTCATCTACAAATGCGATGGTGAACATCATGTGATATACGAGAAGGATATACCTGAGGCACTCTTGTTCCTCAAGGATCATCATCTCATTGGACATAACATCTTAGGGTTTGACTTTCGTGTCTTAGATAAACTCTATGGTTTTGTTCCAGTCTCGTATACCGATACCTTGATCCTATCGAGACTCACCTTTCCTGACCTACGTGCTCAAGACTTTGACAAACGTGCGATGGATTCAAAGATGTACGGATCACATGCTCTCAAGGCATGGGGTCATCGTCTATCTTATCTCAAGGGTGACTATGGTGAACACGAAGGAGCATGGGATGAGCTAACTCCTGAGATGATCGAGTACTGCAAACGTGATGTGGACTTGACTCAGAAGTTACATGAGCATCTTCTCAAGTACGAGAAGCATACCTCATCTGACTCTATCGAATTAGAGCATCAAATCTCCAAGATCTGTTACGAACAGGAGACCTTTGGTTTTCCATTCGATGTTCCTAAAGCATTGGACTTGTACAAGTTACTAGTCAATAGGAAGAACGAACTCCATGAGGAACTACTCAAGGCATTTGGTTCTTGGGTTGTGGATGAAGGAGAAAGGAAGAAAGGACTCTATCATAAGATCAAGATCGTGGACTTCAATCCTCAGTCTCGTCATCACATAGCCAAGAGACTCAAGGATATACATGGTTGGAAACCTACGGAGTTTACTCCGAGTGGTGAACCTAAGGTAGACGAGAAGATCTTGGATGGACTCAAGTACCCAGAAGCAAAACTGATGAGTGAGTACTTGATGATCTCCAAGAGGATAGGACAACTCTCAGAAGGTAATGAAGCATGGTTGAAACTAGAGAAGAATGGGAGACTCCATGGGTCAGTTAACTGCATGGGGTCAGTCACAAGTCGTTGCTCTCATACGCATCCGAACCTCGCTCAAGTTCCGAGCACTAAAGCACCCTTTGGGAAGCAGTGTCGAGAACTCTTTACGACAGATCCAGGATTTTCCCTTCTGGGTGTTGATGTCTCTGGTCTTGAATTGCGGTGCTTGGCTCACTATATGGCTCGTTATGACGATGGTGCATACGGCAAGATCCTACTTGAGGGTGATATTCATACTGCCAATCAAGAAGCTGCTGGACTTGCTACGAGAGACCAAGCGAAGACTTACATATACGGCTTCTTGTATGGTGCAGGAGACCAGAAGATCGGTCAGATCATTGGTAAAGGAGCATCGCACGGAAAAGCCTTGAAGGAGAAGTTCCTCAGGAAGATCCCTGCGTTACGTAAGTTACGTGAGCAAGTCCAAAATAAAGCAAACGATCATGGGTTTGTACGTGGCTTAGATGGTAGACGAGTACCTGTTAGATCCGCACACGCATCACTCAATACATTACTACAGAGTGCAGGTGCAATCATCTGTAAGCGGTGGGTTGTCATGCTACACGATATGTTGGAAGCAGAAGGATATTCGTATGGTCAGGACTATGCACAGGTGGCATTTGTGCATGACGAAGTACAACTCATGGTGAAGGACGAGCATGTTGATAACATCGGACGAATCGCAGTCGAGGCAATTAAGTTTTCTGGAGAGTATTACGGATTCAGAATCCCTCTCACAGGAGAGTACAGAGTTGGAAGAAATTGGGCAGACACCCACTAGTCCTCATTACATAGGACAAGCAGGAGAACATCTCGTATGTTACCTGTTTCACATGTGGCAATACAATATACTTCAACCCTTAAATCCTAAGTCTAGCTATGATCTTGTGGTCGAGAGAGATGGTAACTTTAAAACGATACAAGTTAAGACCACACAGAATGGACGAAAGGTTTCTCTAAAGAAGAGTATGATCTCGTACCAAGGTGTTCGTAAGTTTGGAATATATAAAGAAGGAGACTACGACTATCTTTGTGCATGTAAGTATCCACATGTGTATGTTGTTCCTTTCAATAAGATAGAAGCAACAACTGGATTTTCATTCAGCTTGTATCCTCAATACAAGTACGACCTCAACGATCCTAAAACCTACGAGTATAGACCAACGATATGAAAACGAGACTCCTCATAGATGCAGACATCGCAATCTACAAAGCGACTACTGCTAATGAAGTACCGATCAATTGGGAAGGTGATCTCTGGACTCTCCATTGTGACTTAGCGAAGGTCAAATGTGACATCGATGACTTCGTTGAGAACATCAAGGAACAAGCTAAAGCTGATGAGGTAACTATGTGTATTTCACATCAGAACAACTTTAGGAAGTTACTCAACCCTGAATACAAAGCGAACCGAAAGGTTACTCGCAAACCTATGTGTTTCGTTCCTGCTAAGGAATACGTGATGAAGAACTATCACTACGAGATACAACCTTGGCTCGAAGCAGATGATGTTATAGGTATCCTCGCAACCTACGACAATGGAGAGGAACGCATTGTTGTGAGTGAGGATAAGGATCTCTTGACGATCCCTGGTATGCATTGGGATATCAAGAACCAAACCCTATGGGAGCAAGATAAGCACACTGCTGATTACCTCTTCTACAAGCAAGCCTTAACTGGTGACTCGGTAGATAACTACCAAGGTTGTCCAGGTATCGGCCCGAAAAAGGCAGAGAAGATCTTGAATGAGTGTGAAGACTTTGGGTTTGAACCAAAGCATGTCTGGAAAGCGATTGTTACGGCTTATGAAAACGCAGGATTGAATGAAGATGATGCGTTACTTCAAGCACGTATGGCGAGAATCCTAAGACATGGTGAATACGTTATGAGTGAACCTCTCTATTGGAGTCCTGAGAATGAATGATAATGAATTTGAGAATCCTAAACACTACACCGATGGGTTTGGTATTCAACCATTGGATTACATAATTGAAAACGAAATGGATTTCCTAGAAGGGAACATAATTAAATACGTATCGAGATATCCACATAAAGGTGGACTTAATGATTTGTACAAAGCACAGGTATACCTCAATCGTTTAATCGTAAGGGAGCAAGCCAATGAGTAATCTCCCTACACAGTATCAAGAGTACATTCACCTCTCACGTTATTCTAGGTGGGACTATGAGAAAGGTAGAAGAGAAACCTGGAGTGAAACTGTAGCACGATACTTCGATTTCTTTATTCATCATCTCAAGTCTAGTAATGGATATACATTACAAGGGGATGAGGTAAAGGAACTAGAGGATGCAGTGTACAACTTAGAGGTCATGCCTAGTATGCGTTGCTTGATGACCGCAGGTCCTGCTTTAGAGAAAGAGAACATCGCAGGATACAACTGTAGTTACTTACCCATTGATTCACCGAGGGCATTCGATGAACTCCTCTATATCCTCATGAATGGTACTGGAGTTGGCTTCTCGATAGAAGAGAAGTACACCTCTCAGTTACCTTTCGTCCCTAGTGAACTACATCCTACTGATACCTGCATCGATGTACGTGATAGCAAACTAGGGTGGGCTAAAGCATTTAGGGAACTCATTAGTCTCCTCTACGCAGGACTCATTCCTACGTGGGACTTAAGCAAGGTACGTAAGGCAGGAGCAGTACTCAAAACTTTCGGAGGGAGAGCAAGTGGACCTGATCCCCTTAACCAACTATTTCTTTTTACTTGTAAGCTATTTGAAAATGCAAAAGGAAGAAGACTCAGACCTATCGAATGTCATGATATTGTTACTAAAACCGCAGAAGTTGTTGTCGTTGGTGGTGTTCGTAGGAGTGCTCTCATTAGCCTTAGTGACCTTGGGGATGAGCAAATGCGAAACGCAAAGTCAGGGAGATGGTGGGAAGAACACCCACATAGAGCACTCGCAAACAACTCTGCCAATTATCACTCCAAACCTGACACAGGAACCTTCCTTAGAGAATGGGCTTCCTTATACGAGAGTAGAAGTGGAGAACGTGGAATCTATTCATCGTTTAATGCAAGAAAACAGGTCGAAAGATTCGACCACAGAGATCCTAGAGATGACTTCGGGACGAATCCGTGTTCTGAAATAATCTTAAGACCTAGAGAGTTCTGTAACTTATCCGAGGTAGTCATACGTGCTTCAGATAAGAAGAAGGATATCTTAAGGAAAGTTAAGTTAGCCACTATCTTAGGTACATGGCAGAGCACCTTAACTAACTTTAAGTACCTACCTAAAACTTGGAAATTTAATTGTGAAGAGGAGAGGTTACTCGGTGTGTCCTTAACAGGAATCATGGATAACAAGATCACTGCTTTTCCTGGACCAGACTTCCTAGAAGAGATGAGGAGTGTAGCGAGAAAGACGAATGAAGAATGGGCTGAGAAACTTAAGATTTATCCGAGTGCTGCGATCACTTGCATCAAACCTTCGGGTACAGTTTCACAACTTTGTGATTCTGCTAGTGGCATTCACACTCGTCATAGTGATTACTATATACGCACTGTCAGAGGTGACAATAAAGACCCGATCACACAACTCATGAAAGACCAAGGTGTTCCTAATGAACCTGATGTGATGAAACCAGATCAGACTACAGTGTTCTCATTCCCTATCAAGTCTCCTGAATCGAGTGTCAAGAGAAACGATTGGAATGCCTTTGAACAGTTGGATCAGTGGTTGATCTATCAAGAGCACTGGTGTGAGCACAAACCTTCCGTAACGATATCAGTTAAAGAAGACGAGTGGGCTGCGGTAGGAGGATGGGTTCATGACAACTTCGATAGCATTAGTGGCATCTCCTTCTTACCTCACTCGGATCATGTGTACCAACAGGCACCATATCAAGAGTGTACTAAAGAAGAGTACGAAGAGTTACTCAAGAAGATGCCTGAGATCGATTGGTCTAAGTTATCTGAATATGAAAAAGAGGACTACACTACGTCCTCGCAGGAACTCGCTTGCACGGCTAATTCGTGTGAAATTATATAATAGACATAGTAGGAAGAAATGGCTTTTACACTCGGAGAAACAATCTCAAAAGAACTAGTAGAAAAGTTAAAACAAAAGTACCCCAATCAACTACCGAGCACCATAGTAGAGAAAGAACAGTTGGCTTATACCTTAGGTCAACAATCGGTAGTCAACTACATAGAGGATTTATATAACAACCATGTGTCTGCCAAAGATGCCTGATCCTCCTAAGATGCCTGAGATGCCACCTCTTGCTCCTCCTCCTAGTCCAATGTACAAAGACCCAGATCCTCCTGAGTTAGCATTGGCACCAGAGGCTAGAGAAAAGACTCCTAAGGAGTCCATGAAAAAGAGAAAAAAAGGATTCTCTCGGTTTAGAGTTAGGAACCCAGGATTAGTAATTAAAAACAAAAAATAAAATATGTTTAGTGATGTATCCGTACACCCTATTGATTCACATGAGGTGTACAGAGAGGTTATGGAAGCAGCAAGTGCGGATGGTCACGGACCTTACATGCCAACTCATTATGTTGAGAAAGGTGGTGAGATCATAGGTGCTTTTTGTACACAGAGTCCAACAGTATTCTGGTGGATGAACGAAAGCAAATCAACGAGGAAAGACTCATTACTAGTATTCCAATCATTAGATACTCTAATGAACAATTTACAACTATCGGAATACATAATCCCATGTGAACCAGAGTCTCCTTATTACAAATTAATGTGCTCTAGATTACCCGATATTCACAAGGGTACCTTGGGAGGTGATTGGAGACTCTTTAGAAGGAAATTATAAGATGGGTGGAGCAAGACCCGAAGAAGGTATAAACCATGCTATAAATGAAGCTACTAAACCTATAACAATGTCCTCTATTAATGCTAAAGATCTAAGTAAAAGTGATTTAGGTAAAGGACTGAGTTTTACTAAAGAAGTTTTAGATCATAACTTAGGTGTTTCAGGAGGAGGTGTAGGTGGGCAAATAGCTAAAGGTATGGAACGACTAAACGAAGGTATAACACATAACATAAATGAGTTTGGTAAAGGTTTACATAACTTAGTACACGGAGAAGGTAATTCTGGAAATAATAATAATAATAACTCAGTAACCCAGAGAGATACTTCAGCCTTTGCTCAGAGTAAGAAACCGAGGAAAAAGAAGAAGGGGCTTTTAGCATTAAACACTCCCTCTGCTAAAAAAGCTAGGTTTAAAGCAGGTAAACGTAGGTTCCGTGTAAGACCTACTGGTAAAACTGGAGTCAACGTAGCAGGAGGTAATAAATCATCCGTTGGTACAAAATAATGTATGGATAAAGTAGAAGTTAAAGAAGACCAAGTTACATCTACAGGTTCTATAAAGAGCAGGTATAACTTAGGTTACGCAGAGAGAAATCCATTCTTAGAACGTGCTAGGGAAGCAGCAGAGATTACTATCCCATCACTTCTACCTCGTGAAGGACATAGTTCTGCTAACTTCTTCAAACAACCATTCCAGAGTGTAGGTGCTAGAGGAGTTAACAACCTAGCATCTAAACTACTCTTAGCACTCTTACCTCCTAACTCACCATTCTTTAGGTTAACGATAGATGACTTTGACCTAGAGAACCTAGTGGGACCAAACCAGAGGGGTGCAGTAGAAGAAGGGTTAGCACGTATTGAACGATCTGCTATGCAAGAGATCGAAGCTAAGGCAATACGAGTGCCTGTCTTTGAAGCACTTAAGCACCTCATCGTTACTGGTAATGCTCTCGTGTATATGCCTAAAGATGGTGGTATGCGTGTGTTTCGTTTAGATCGCTACGTGGTCAAACGTGATGCAATGGGAAATGTCTTAGAGATTATCACAGTAGAATCCTTGAGTCCCTTAATGTTACCTGAGGAGGTACGATCCAAAGTTACTACACCCAACGAAGACTACGGACAAAAGAACTACGACTTATACACCTGTGTCAAGAAGACAGAATCAGGATGGGAAGTAAGACAAGAGGTAGAAGGTCAAGAAATAGAAAGTTCCTACGGCACATACGAGGAGGACAAGAATCCATTCATACC